TCATGCTTTGAACTTCCCTTGCCGCTGGCCTTCCTGCGTGATGGCGAGCGTGGTAGCCGTCAATGCCAGTGCCGTCAGGTTGCCGCCAGCCATCAGGAACCCGCCAATCGCCTTCTCGATCAGCGCATCACCTGCCGCATCGGTAGCAGCCTGCTCCATCAGGTTGTCCACCTTGATGACCGTGATGTCGCCGTCCTTCTCGTCAGGCTTGAACTCGGCACCGACCACGATCTCCTTGTCCTCTGTGACCGGCTCACCTTCCGTCATGATCACGTCGCCCTTAAGCATCACAGGATTGCCATCACGGTCCAGCACGGGGTTGCCCTTCTCGTCCACTTCAGGCCGGTCAGGGTAGCGTTGCTCATCACCTTTCTCGTCAAGCAAAGGCACAATGGTGCCCTCCTTGATCACCGGCACTCCGTCCTTCAGCACTGGCACCTGAATGATCGTAGTGATGCGCCGGAAGGGGCAGAACTCAGCGTAGACAGAGATGTGCATGGGGTCGCTCGCCGTCGTCTTGAACAACCTCATGAAGTCAAGCCACTTGATTTCGGGCTTGGCCGGAACTGCGGGACTGATCTTGTCTTTTGCGGGAATGATATCCATGTCTGTTCTCCTTTATTGTGCGTACCTTATGATTACTATTCCTGAGCCGCCGTTTCCTGACCTGTATGGCGAAAATGCGCACTTACCGCCTCCTCCGCCACCGCAGTTAGCGGTAGCATCTCCGCCGTGTTGGTTTTGCGTACGCCCGTCCCCTGCTGTTGTGGCTCCAGCGGACGCTCCTACTTCGTATCCACCACCACCACCACCTGCGCCATACACTATAGCAGCGCCAGTAAATATGTTAGTCAGTCCTGATCCACCGGCACCACCAGTGGACAAACCCCCCGGCGATACTCCTTGCATGCCAGCAGAACCTTTGCCGCCTCCACCGCCTCCGGCACTCTCACCTGTGGCTACTGTCGAGTTACCTCCTGAGTTCCCTTGCCCAGACGTACCTGCGCCTCCTGCTTGGTTCAGTCGTCCTGGTCCTCCGCCTCCTGAGCCTCCCGATACAGCAGCTTGGAACGTGTTACCACCGCAACCGCCACCTATCGCTGTGATGCCAAAAGCAATCGTATCACCTCCGTTGTAATTTGCTGAAAAAGTAGACTGACCCAGTCCGCCTGCACCTACAGTAAGTGTGTATGTAGATGCTGCCAGTAGTAGTTGCGTTATGATGACGCCGCCAGCCCCGCCGCCTCCTCCTGCGTAAGCAGTTGCAAATCCACCGCCAGCACCGCCTCCACCGACTATGAGAACGTCGCATAAAATAGACCCTTGCGCCACTACGAAAGAAGACGCTCCTGTGCTTGTAAAAGAATGAACAAGATACCCGTCATTCGTACTAACTGCCCCGCCAGTAGCGATACCGCGTGCTCTCCCCCTAATCCCCTCGGCATAGAGATGCGTGAGTTGGCCATGGGCCGAGTAAGCGAGCAGCACAAGTAGGGTGATTGCTAGTTTCATTGTGCGTACCTTATGATTACGATTCCTGAACCGCCGTCACCGCCTGCACCTGCGTTTTGTCCAGTTCCACCACCGCCACCGCCTGTGTTGGCAGTTCCAGGTAAACCCCCGCCGTAAGTCTGTCCACCAGCACCGCCGCCACCAGCACCGCCTTCTCCTCGCGTAGACGCTGCGTCAGTTCTCGCGCCACCACCACCACCACCACCATAGTACGACCCCAGCCCCCACACATTTGTACCATCGCCGCCTTTTCCGCCCACGTTTGAAACAACGGTTTCGCCAATTTGATTCGCTCCTCCCCCTCCTCCGCCTGTTAGATAGGTAGATGACGCATACCCATTACCACCAGCATATCCCTGCCCAGACGTGCCTGCTGCACCTGCTGCCTTCGCATAGCACCCACCCCCACCACTTCCTCCTGTAGTTGCGTTGCCGTTTTGACGAGACGCCCCTCCACCTCCGCCTGTCGCAGCTAGATTGGTAAATGAACTGTTTTGTCCATTATCGCCAACGCCAGACGACCCACTACCTCCACCTCCAATAACAACTGAATAGTCCGTAGCAATAACGGATAAGTTTGTGATCCACACACCACCACCGCCACCACCGCCGCCACCGGCACTCGTCGCTACTCCAGGGGTATTTGCGCCACCCCCACCGCCTCCCGCTACTACTAAAAGCTCAATACCCCCTCCACGCGCTACCGAGAAAACGCCTGTGCCGGAGGTGAACGCATGATAAATATATCCGTTATTTGTTGTGATCGTTCCGCCAGTAGCATCTATGCCATACACCGCTCTTCCCCTAATCCCCACAGCCTGACAGACACAGGACAGCAGGCACAACGCTAGGATGCTGAGTGCTTTCATGGATTCACCATATTGGTTGTCATGTACCCGTCAACATACACCGAGACGTTAGTGACGCCTTCCGGTCCAAGATTAGTCACCGTGGCAGACACGCCATAGGCAATGTTGGTGCCGAGAATCAACGACAACCCGCTGATGTAGGATGCTGATATCGGAGCGTTCGTTCTCACCAGATTGGTGATTACACCCATTTGCGCCAGTGTCACCGGACCATTCACAGTGAGTACGGTACTGCCTGCCGTCTTGACCAGCACAAGGTCCGTGCCGTTCGTGTCAGTCAGGGTGGGCCAATAGCGAGCGTTGAACACATTAGTATCCCACGTCACAACGTTCGTGCCATTGTTATCGATGTACAGGTTCATTTGCCCGTAGGAGTTCGCCGACATCGCCGATGCTGTGATGTAGCAGGGTAAGGCTCCGGTGCACACCAAGTCGATGCTGCACCCGTTCGTAAACGCGATGGTGTTCGTGCCCGTGCTGTTGGTCTGGTAGTAGGTGGGCCAGTAGAACGAGTCAAGGTTGGTGACACCTCGGTTGACCAGATTACCCACTGCCGTCAGGGTGTTGCTGACGGTGAGGGTGCCATCCACCGCCACGTTGCCGGTCGCTTTGATGCCAAGATTGGTCAAGCTGCCTGACAGGGACAGGTTGCCTGCGTTGTCGATGCCAGCAACTGTCGCTCCGTCTTTCGAGAGCACAGCAAAGATATTGCTGAGCTGGGTGCCGCCGGTGCTACCTCTGACGGAAAGCTGTACACCATCGTTGGTCCCCAGCACTGAAAGCTTGTTCGAGAACACTGAGGCGCCGAGCCCGACGAACGTGCCCACCGAGCGCAGCAGATTCGACGAGATGAGTGTGCCGGACACGTTAGCGTTGGTAAGAGATGCCAGTCCGAGTACGTTGGCGTTCGACATCACGGCAGTCACCGCCTTATTAGTCTCAAGCCCAAGAGTCAGTGACAACTGATTGTTCGTAATGGCTCCGCTCACTCCTGCGACAGTGCCGGTGCCGAGATAGGCGGTGCTGTTGGTGATCAGACAGTAGCCAAGTGCATTCGTGGTCATCACGACATTGGAGATCGCTCCCACCTGCGCTGCTGTCGGAGGATACCCCTCGTCAAAGATGCTGTGCATCGCACCAGCCGAAGTAAGACGAACGAACGAGTTAACCCCAAGGAAGAGGGCATTGGTTGCTCCAGCCTGGTTGATGTACAACGGACCCCAAGGACGCGCATCACTACCCCAAGGATAGATATGGGAAGGACGCAGTGCGTACCCGAACAAGGCCGTGCCTGAGTTGGTCGTGATGTACTGTAGAGCATTCGCCACACGGTTGCTCGTTTCAGCGTCCACTGATTCCACTGTGAAGTTGGCGTTCTGGACATTCTGAGTGACGTTGTTGACAATGATCAGCGTGTCGTTGGTGACGTACAGCCCTGCGTGTGGACCCCACGTGTAGGCGTCTACCCCTGCTCTGATCTGATTCGTAACGTCAGGCGTCAGGCTGAGAAGCGGGAAGTACTGTGTCCCTAGGTTGGTGAGTCCATAACTGACATTGGTGATCGATGACTTGTTGGTCCATGCTGAATCAGCAACGGGCCATGCGTAGGCGTCCACCCCGCCAAGATTCAGCGGCTCTCCGTTTGATACAACAAGACCACCTTTACCTGCAAAGATGGCTGGCCCTGCGTCACGCGCCACGGCGTACACACCACCAGTCGCACCGGAGAAATAGCCACCCCATTCCTGTTGCGCGTAGCCGTAGATGCCGATGTTGTAATAGGCGTACCCCACGGTGCCATAGTTCTTCGCGGTGCCGCCCACTCCGTAATCGTATAGCGCTGTGCCAACGATAGCCGAGTTACTCGCCATTACAACGAGTGCGTTCTCGCCGTCTGCGGTATAGGCTCTGATCAAGCCCTCCCCGGGATCCCCTCCGTCACCCATCAACAGATAGCCGAGGTCCGTGATATCGCTGCGCTGAAGCGTTACGCTACCGGCCCTGCCGTTGAAAGACTGTACACCGGCGGCCTCAAAATCAAGGGTAGGTGACTGTAACACACTCGGGTACCCGTCCCCACTATAAAACGTGATCGTCTGGTTGCCTGCGCTAACGATGTATCGATGAATCGCAAGGTACTCATTGGTGGCGGTTGCCACATAATTGGTCTGCAGCCGAGCGTACGCCTCGAATAGCTTGATGGTGTTCTTCTCTAGCGGGGCTGAGATGTTCGACACCTGTATAACGTTGGTCGCTGTCGGGGAGATGCTCTCCAGCGTAAAGTATGCTGTTGCTGCTGGAGGTCCTGACTTTCTCATATACGTGCGTCTCGTATACGTACCTGCAAGCAACCCGCTGCGGATGGGCTCTATGTTGATTGTACGACCCAAGTCGTTAGTACCCTCCACGACATTTGTCGATAACAGCTGTGTGGCTACTGGATTAGTAACGGAGAGTATGGCGGCATCCCCGAATACAGGATGCGCGTTAGTGCTGCCCCATAACGTTGAATCTCGCAATGCTGCAATCTCGTCCTGTATGTCATCGTATGTCATTGTCTCGTTGCCCAGGTAGGCCCCAGTCTGCGTACGCAGAAAGCGGTAAGCGGACAATCCGATGTCGTCGATGTAGGCTCGAATCACACGCGACGTCGTTCCTGCCAGCGTTGTCTTGAACTCGATCCGGGAACCATGAGCGCCTGCTGTGTAGGTTTCTGAAGCTACTAGCGCAATTTGGGCGTCTGATAACTCGCCCCACTCCGCACCATCATATCCGCGGCCTGCCAGAACGGCCAGAATAGTGCCGTTTGTTACGGCTTCCGGGGCTGCTTCGCTACCTAGGGCTCGTCTCCCTGTGAAGGCCGGTCCTACTGCTGCCCCTTCCAATAATGCATTACCGCCCCACATGTAGGCGCACAGCCCACGACCCCCTGTGAGGTTGGTCTGATAGATCGACACATTGCCGCGCACCACCCCGCCTGTGGTGGGTAAGTAGTCGCCTCCCGAACCCGAGGCGAACGTCACCCATGTGGAGTTCGTGCGTACGTAGAGCGTACCGCTACTGAGTTCGTAGACTGCCATCCCTTCCTGGTACAGATTGGTTGCGACGTCAGCGAGGTTGCTGACGCTGTGCCATCCGCCGATCCCGTAATCAGCGGCATGTGTGCCGTATTGGCCCGCCGGCACGATCGGCGCACCAACAACGGTGCCTTGCCCTACAGGCGGGGTCTGGGCGCAAACCACGCCCGCAATCACTATGAGAGTAAACAACCACTTGTTCATTGGACCTCCAGCGGAATCGCTACAGAATACGCGAAGGGTGACCTGTACTTGTAGAATGTGTTAGTATATCCTGAAGCATTCACAAAGGCCCCTGTCGTCATCAACCAACCGGTTACTGTGTTGTCATTAAGCCTGAAAGCGGCGGCGCCGAATGTCGCAGGATAGCACACCCAGATGTATTGTGTGCCTGTCGGCGTCAAGACAACTCGACTCACTACACGCGTCGTTGTCAAAGGCTGATTGGCGAGCGTTCGTATATCAGCGTCACTGATGTCACTTTCAGCGTCAAGAAAGCCATAGTACTTCCTGTTGTAGAACAGCACCGAGGTTGAGGCGGCGTCACTGCCCGAGCCGTCCCCGACAGTCAATGTGTAGGTTGTGTTATTCGTGAGATTTGCTGCGGCATGCGTGTAAGCCGCGCTTCCGCCAGCACCCCGATCTCTGTCCTCTACAGGCACTGGTGCGCTTAGCGTACGCGTCAGCATCGTTTTGTTGAGCACCCAAGTCAGTGTGACATTGGCGACTGTTGCGCCAATCTCTACACTGCTGCCGCCTGTTAGGCTCGTGATGTCTGGTGCTACGTAAAGCAGCTGGTTCAAGGCGAGTTCGACATTAGTCAGTGCGGCGTATGCGGAATTCGAATAGGTTACTGCTGAGGCATCGACTACAGCGGCGGCCGAATAGTTCGTCTTGAACATCACAAACAGGTTGGTGCCTATGAACGCAACGTTATTGCTGACGCCTTCATCCCACACCACGTTAAACGCGGAAGCTCCGACATTTGTGCTGAATTCGATTACGAGGTTCGTGCCGTTAACGTATGCGTTGTTGGTGGGGCCTTCTGTCCACTGAACACTCGTGATGCCGCTGCCAACATCAATCTGATCGATCTGCTGTTGGATGTTGGTGCGGATTCCATTCAACGCCGCGAATTCATCGACACTGACGGTGCCTGGCTTGATGTCGCGGGGGTCGATCTGTACGGCTTGCACCGCCAAGGAGACAAAAAGAAAAACGAAGATGTACAGTGCTCGCATGTTGCCTCCGGGGGCTTGAAAAATACCGTGCGCCAGTTGAGGTCCTGGCGCATTTCACCGACACCGAACTCACGCCGTTTCTTGGCTAATCTCACAGTAACTGGAGCAAGCCAGCGTACTGACATCCGGCCACAGCGCGGTCTGCTGCTCTTCCGGAGACAGGTACGTGCCATCGACGCGACCCACGCCCGTCGAGAACACCAGGATCCGGCTCCGCTTGCCCAGCGTCGAGACCGAAATATCCAGCATGCCGCCAGGGGTGATCGGCGCAGGGGCCACGTACCGATTCGTCCAGGTCAGGCCGTCCACGGAATCCTGAATGATGACTTCGACATTCCCGGTGTTGCCGGAATCGGCGAGCAGATGCCAATTCATAAGCCGGTAGTTGAAGATGGGGCCTTCGGTCGGATCTTCCTTCTCCGCCATGCAACGCCACACGTTAGGGGACAATCCAACGAAACACTGACTGCGAGACAACCGATTTTCCATGACACGCTCCTTGTGAATTTCGCCCTACCGGGCACATATTATTCGCCTGACACAGTGTTTTACTGTACCAGGTAAGGTGCGAGTAATTGTTTGAGTTTATGGCTTGAAGTCGAGGTCGCGTGTGCGTACCACAGGCTCGACCGTGATCATGAAGTGATCTCCGCTTCGCTTAGCGAGCAGACTGTAGTCAGCGCCATATAGCTTTGCAGCAACCTGCTTGACAGCAGTGAACCAGGAAAGCTGCGCCGCAATCTTCCCGTGAACGCTGACCAATACTGGCGTGTAGGTTTCGGTGCTCTCAACAATCACAAACTCATCTTCTTGCGCGTAATAGCGGCGAGACCCGTCGAGAAAGAGACCGCATAACACACAACTATCGTTTGAGCGAGTTTCCAATGTTTTTCAGCTCCTGGTTGTTGTCGCCGAGTATTTTGATCAACGTATCCAGCTTGTACCACAAGAGCCCGGCAAGCACGCCGATGCGACCCCAGTCGCCTGTGCTAAGGTCTTCCTCGAGGCGCCGGAACTCCTCGAACAGACCCTGCAATTCAGCAGGCACAGCCTTCATTGCGTTGATCTTGCTGAAGGCTGCTTTGATCTCATCGATCTGCGAAGTCGCTACTAGCTCTTGTTCGCACAACATATCTCACCCCAGAAGTACAGGTCTTTCGGACTTGCTCTCCGTGACCTTGGGTTTCGGGACGCGCTTCGAGGCGTTGCAATTCGCTTTGCTGCACACCAAGACCATCTCGGTCTCAGTGCTTTCCACAACCTGCCAGGTGTGCTGACACGGCTGGTTTCCGCTACTTGGCAGGTCTTCGGTCATCACGGGGTTTGTCGTTGTGGTCATTGCTCTTCCTCTTTCTTTTTGATTCGTTCCACCACCAAGCTCATCAATGTAGGTGTAGGTTTAACAACCTCAGTCAGCGGAGCCACGCTCGCACCGCCAGGCTTCTTGGCTTCGGCCAGCGCCAGCTCTATTGTGAACGCCAATCCATCGTCAGGGGCGTATGAATTCGGCCAGCGTGCCGTCTTGAAAACTGCTTTGGCCTTGGATAACGCTGACTCGAACAGTTTGCTATGCTCGTCGTGTTGTAACAGCGCTTCCTCTACGCGTTGCGTTACAGCCTCCGTCATGACATCCATCTTGCCTTTGATGATCTTGGTGGGCTCCTTGCCGGAGGTACGCATCAAGTGCAGCGGTATCATACTGCGCTTCAACAGATAGGCTTGCCACTCGTCGCTGTCAATTCCTAAGTCCTTGCCGATTCGCTGGAGATTCTCGATGGTATCGATGCGGACCTTTTCAAGCTCGAGACGCTGACGCTCGTCGAGCGCGCTTACCGGATTCATGTGGACTGTGAACTTGCTGTCCACTGCGGTAGGATCGATGCCTGACCAGGCGAGCTCGAGCATGCACAGGATCGAAAAGCCTTCCATGATACTGCGCTGCAAGCGCTTTTCCATCCTGGCGAAGTTGATGTCGAGCATGCTCAGCGGGTTGTCGCCGAGAGTGCCGCCCTTCGAGGCGTCTGTGAAGCCCAGATAGTCCGGGGGAATCTTCAAGGCCCCGCATAGCCGCTTTCTGAGATACTCGATGTCGTGCACCGGATTGATCTGCGCGCTGCCCGAGAAGTGCTCGATGGTTACAGCTTCTGAGTCAAAGATCAGATCTTCGTCAGGCGTTACAGGATTCAGCTCCTGCTTGATGTTGCCGGTCTGCGGCTCAATCTGCTGCTTCTTCCTGAGCTGGGTTCGCAGATGATTCATCACCTTGAATCTGTCTTCAGGGGCCATGCCGGAGAGCCCTTTGATGCCGAAAGCGAAACGATCAGGGCAGCGCTTGAGGCGGTATTGGACAAGACTGTCTTCGCTATTATGAACAAATACGCCAGCGGTGAGCGCGAAGTTATGCGTACCTTCAACAACAATGTCGTAGGTGTCTTCGCGTTGCTCAAGCCACTCAACACTTGCGACTTTGTGATTCGTAGCGGTAGCCCTGCCCTGCAGAATGCGGGCCCTGCGCTGCGGGTCTGCCCATTGTGCTTTAGCGCGATCGCTCGCCGCAGCTCGGCGCTCAGGCTGCGCTTCGCGGGCTTTCATCATAATCGAATATTGTTCGCGTCGTGCGCTGTTACCTTCCCAGCACTTGTTTGCATGATCTCGCTGCGCCACAGTCACCTTGGCTCTATAACCAGGGTCCGCCCAATTTACATAGGCGTGGGCACGATTTTGCGGCGCAGCACGATGTAGCCCTGCAATCCTATTTTTTCTTGTCTCAGGGTCTTGCCAACTTGTACGCAACGCTGCTGACGCTGCTTCTCGACGACCAGGCACTGCCCAGCGCTTTTTCCCTGCAGCAACCTTTTTCGCATGGTATTCAGGGTCATCCTTTACAAGCGCTGTTAGCTCATGGTGGAATTTTAGATGCTCCGCTTTGGGCATCCATACCAGATTATCAGGGGAATTGTTGTTCTTATCGAGATCGATGTGATGCACAACCTCATCACTAGCAGCGCGAACGCCGGAAACCATTCGACGATGCGTATGGATATCCTGCATCAAGAGCGTGCATGTAAACGGATTTCTGATCTTTTCATATCCCAGGTCATCGCGCTCCCGATACAGCGGCATCAATGATTCCCCAGGCACCAAAGCTTGCGCTTCCTTGTAAGAGCCGTCCCTAAGCATCCAACGATGGTCCGGGGTGCATCGCACTCGCTCTCCGTTGTCAAGCGTCACAGCAACAAGCTGAGCATTCTTTCGCGTGACACCGGCATGCCGCGCTCGCCCAGCTACAACCTTCTGCGCGTCAACATCGTATGAGTAGACATCAAACCACTGATCTTTGCCGTATTGTTTGAAAAGATCGTCCATCCGCTCTTCTCTGCCATCAAGAAGCGAGATCCTCGTATCCCCTGTCATGCACATCAGCAATCTGCGGAAGGGTATTCTCGCGCTCGCCAGGAACGAAGAGCCGTGTATGGCTTGACGGTTCCTTCCGAGAGCCCGCCAGTGTACAAAACTCCAGGGAGGGTCGGTTGCAACGGTTTCGGCTTCGTCAGAGGTCTCGACGGCGCCGCTGCTGGTCTGTGAGCCCATCTGCTCGATAGGGCTTACGGTAAACCCCGAAAGTCTGCCATGGGCATCTTCGACACGCGACGTGAAGAATACCGGCGAAGGTACGATCTGCACGATACGCCCAGGAGTGCCGTCGGTTTTGGCTTCGTTGATGATGCCTGAGAAGCTGTCGCCGAACTTCGCGATTTCACGAGCAATAGGAAACGCCAAGCCATTCGCGCCGATGCGATCAAACATGTTGTTCAGGATCGTTTCGACATTCTCGTTCTCAGCTTCTACCCAAATCGTGCGACCCGTTGTGATGTCAACCTGAGTTGCATCCTCGGCATAAAGGTCAAGTGCACAGCAAATTACGTCGCTGCTGTCGAGATCCTCAAATTCTTTATAAAGCTGGAAGCGGTCGGCCTGAAGCTTCATCTGGTCGCGATACCAGGAGCTGATGGGGTCTTGGCCGTAGACGTAGACGCTCTTCTCGACATCTTTGACGCTGACGGGGCCGATGGTGCCTTGTGCGGCACCCGCGCCGAAGCCAAAGATCTTCTTGAGTTGGGTCCAGGGTTGTAGTTGAATCATTGTATTCCTCTACTCGTTATACAGAGACACGAGCAACCCCTTGTAGTCGTAACGCATTGTACCAGCGGCTTGGGGCGCTGTGATGCGGTACACCTTTCGCAGTACAGCGTTTGGCTTGCAGCCAGCACTCAAGCCGCATGTTGGGAAGGAAGACTCCGCCAAGTTCGGTGACGCTGTAGTATTGCCAACGGCCTAACATATATACTCGAAACACATCGCCAACACCATAGCCTAGCGCTTTTTTTGCAGCTGCGTTGATCAGCGCGTAGCGTTTTTCTCGAAGCACAAACTCTGACTCTGACAGCTGCTTTACCCGTTTGTACAGGGCTTCTTGATTCATCGCATCTCCTCTTGATCGTGGCTTGATGAAAACGATACTAACAGCGGACTTTTCGGAACTCCTGTGGAAACCTGATCCTTTCCGACTGTCCCTTTCTTCGAGGTAGCGCCATTGACGTTGTAGCATCGACTCACAACGGCGGCGAGGCTGTCCGTGACGTCATCGAGACCTTCTGGTGGATGATGGGGTCGCCCGCCTGCCGGATCCTTTCTCAGCGCCACACACTCCTCGATCAACGGAGCGTACTCGTACATGTTGATGCGCTTCTCGTTGAAGCACGTCTTGAGCTGCGTGTAGTGAATGGCGTCGACGCTGAGTAGACTGCAATTGAACCCGGCTTGCACGAGCAGCTGAATCGGCATGCGCGACTGGAACGAGTCGAACGTGATGTGCTTGAGCTTGAACCCGCAGTGCCTGAGATGCTTGCAGAACTCAACAACAGCGCCCAGCTCGAGCTCGCCTTTTACTGGCGGGCGTATTCTCAGCATGAAATCCACGAAACACCCGAACCTACCATCCTGCATGTTGTAGGCATGCGCCATGCTGAAACCTATACACTCCCCGCTATAGGCCAAGTCGATGTGGATGTGACGTTCGATCCCTGGATGGTAGATCGGCGTCCAGTGAGACTGCTCGATGCGGCAAAGGTTGCGCTGCTTGAACAGCTCACTGATCTTGATGTCAGCGCCCAGCGGTGTACTGATTTCGCTGCGCATGAACGGGTGGCTGCGCATTCTGTCGACACACTGCATGATGCGTGCTTTGACAGGGAAGTAGGCGGCAGACCCTGCCGTGGAAACCCCGGCAATGTCACGAAGCGCCAAATCAGGATCATCTTCAAACTGCTGCTTGTACTCGACAGGAACCTTGACGACCTCGGCACCTTCGGGTACGAATTCATCTGGTTCGAGCACACGGGACGCGTACTGCTCAGAGCCAATCAGGACTTCGATGCTGCCCCCGCTGAAGTCTTTAGGGTTCTTGGTCTGCCACAGTGCGACCTCGATGACGTGTGAGGTTTTGATCTTCTCGGCTCGGGCTTTTTCAACAAGTGTATCAAGAAAGCTCGACTGAAACTTACGGGACGACGTGATGATGGCGAGGCCTGGCGTGCGCCCTTTCTTCATGAATCTCGAAGTCAACCTGGACTTGGCTTCGTTGAACAACTGATGGGCTCGGGTCTTCTCGGCTGTAGCGTCAGGCGCCGCTACCTTCTTGAAGAAGTTGGCTTCATCCATCAGAAAGCTCAGCATGTTGTCGCCGAGGGCGTGCGAGCCTAGACTGCCTGTGCTGATCTCAAGATTCTTTGTAGGAAAGAACATGGGCTCGCGTGGCCTGGGGCGGACCGGACAGTGCTCGTTGAAGTATGGTGAAGCCTCCACGTACATTCGCACCAGGTCGGTGACGTCATCCGCTTTGTCCATGGTGATGTTGAACACGCCAAACACGATCTTCGAGCGGGGCAGCAACCCGTAGAAGTGCGCAGGGTCTTTCAGACAGCTCAGCTCGTAGAGCTTTCGGGCCAGACACACCGCACTGAACGTTGACTTTCCCGTCCCGATGGCGCCTGTGATGATCAGTGTGTTGATCAGACTGAGAGGGGCGAAGATCTCGTCGAACTCCCGCTTCCAGGTTTCGCTGAGGTGCTTGACTGACTTGCCCAGGTATTGGTCGTCATCGAGAAACTGTCTAGGGCTTACTGGGATGCGCTCATAATCAACTTTGTAGAGCGCTTCCAGGTACTCGTAGCTCCCCGTAGCCTTCATCTGCTTGATGCCGGCTTGCACCAATGCCTTCATCTCGGGACTCAGGCCTTGCAATGTACGGGCAAGACTCATTTCGGATCAGGCAGGTCAACCATGTTTGCGGGCTCACCGCACTTGGGGCAGGCGTGGTAATAGACAGGCGGGTCGCCCTTTTTATAGAACAGCGGCTCGGGGTGCCTGTAGGCTTGCTTCCACTTACACTTCTTATTCGTGCATCGCCATCCGAACTTCGTCATTTCTTCTCTCCTGTGAACTGTCCGGCGCAGCTCAGAAGCACCTGCCGGAGCTGTTCGCGATCCTCAGGCGTCTGAGGCATGCCTGGAATGATCACTGTGCTGTTTGTGGTTTCCATCTTGATGTTCCCGAAGGCTTGGCTCAAGACATCAGCGATGTCCTTCATATCAACAGTCGAAAGCTGCGAAACTTCTTTGATGAACTCCAGCTCTTTTTGCTGCTGCGTCTGAATCCGCTCGATCATGCCTGCGATTTCGTGAGGGCTGGAATTCGCTTGCCACTTCTGATCCTTGAGCTTTTCGCCGAGAATCTTGTCAAGCGCCTGCAGGTTGGTGTCAAGGTCCAGCGCCCTCTTGATCTTCACGAACGCTATGATGCGAAGCGCGAATTGCGTCTTGGCATCATGCCGCTTGAGCCACTCGATGGCGTCAGAGCTGATCTTTCCGTCCATAGGGCTTGTGAGCTTGGCGAGCCACTCACTGGTCGCGATCAACATGTCGCCGACAGTCTCTTTATCCTTGATCTGATCGAGCAGATCGCCGGCGGTACTGGGTCTGGCTTCCCCTGTAAGCTTCGTGATCCCTTTGTGGTGGTGATTTACGTGCCTCGAGAGAATGCTTGGCAGCTTGGCGGTGTACTCGCAGAACGGGCACTGATGCTTTTTGACTTCAGGCTCTGGCTTTTCCGTCATGCAGAACCTCCTGGGTTTTCAGGCTAATGAGCTGCGCTTCAAGCAAATCCTGCAATCTATGAATCTGGAGGCAGCGATCATCTTTTTGTGTATCAAACAACTCATGACTCAGCCCGGCGTGGGTAACAAGTACAGCGAAGGACAACGCAACATAATCAGTGCCGTCGGTGTTGAACACGAGCATGGGAAGCTTGTTTACGCTTGCTGCATCGTCGCAGCATTGCTTCCACCACAAGAAGAACTCGCTGTTTGTGCAGTACAGGTTGACTGCTGTGCGCCGCTTCTTGCACTCCACACTGAAAGGAAATCCAGCTTCGGGTGGTGCGTATAGATCACCGACTGCAAGAGTCTGACCATCTCGGGACAGCTTATCCCAGCCGCCCGAACTCGGCGTTCTTCGGAACGCACAGCCCCACCACTTGCCAAGGATACCAGCAATACGTCGCTCATAGTCGCTTCCGATTTGCTTGCCCTTGCCGCCGCCCAAGCCCCGCTTAGTGATTACAAGCCTGACGTCATTGAGGCTTTCGCCTTTCAGGAGGCCTGTGGCTACAAGGATGGTTCGAATCGAGGCCTTAGTATGGCCTTCGAGTGGCACACGTAAATCAACACCCCACCATTTCTTCATGATGAATTTCCCCTTCATCATGACTTACATCATGACATCATGAATCATCGATGGTTTATCACGGTGTCACCAGGGGCGCGAGCTCTTGCATCTCATTCCAAACGTCGCTGAGTCCGCCGCCATGACCGCGATCCCAAGCGAGCTGCCACAGTGCATCAGCTTTTGGATGGCCAGTAAGTCCGAGCTCTTTCAAAGCGACAGACTTGAACAGCATGAGCAGGCGCGACTCCTCTTGCTGAATCGGTAGCAGCTTGTCCTTGTACTCCTGCCACTTCGTGTTATATTCAGCCATCGCGCTTTCGTAATCGCGGAGCTCAGAGGCCAGCGACTCGCACTCCGCCACACTGCTTGGGCAGCGCAAGCGCCGTGGACGGCGAGGCTGCACAGGCGCTTGTGGGCGTTCCATGTTGTGTTTGTATGCTTCTGTGTTCATGTTTCCTTTCTTACTTCGACCCCCAAACCGGGGCCACGACATTGCGTGACGGCGTAACAGTGAGGATGACCCGCTCGCCGAGCTTGGCGGGATTGCTGATCTGCTCGAAGGGGATATGCATCCCGCACATGCCCAGGAACTTGTGCAGGCCCCTGGGCCCTTCTCCGCAGTAACCTACGGAGAACCCTGTGAAGACGTGGGACGAGCCATCGCGGAAATCAGCGATGGTTTTGTAGTCGCCAGTCTCGGTGTCGGCTTCCACGCGGATTTCCATGGGCACGCCGCGAGCGTTCAAAAGCATCTCAGCGTTCGCCAGGGAGTACATTGTGACGCCACATTCTTCTTTGAGCTTCATTCTTGCGCCTTTCGTATTTGCTTCCATGTGGCTCATTATAGGAAACTTCCGGGAGGCTGTCAAGCGGTTTTGTTACAATGACTTAACTTTTTTAATCGCCTTTCATTCCTAAGCGCATGAGCCTGACGCCAACAGCAACGATGTAAAGCCATGGGTTAAGTTGCAATCCGTGAATCAACAAACAGGCGATGAGTAGCGTCATGTCTCATACTTTCGTTTGAGCTGCTCCAGCATGCGTCGTTCATGCGCTTCAGCACGTGCAGCGTCGGCGGAAATCCGCGGAGCCAGCCTAGCCTCAAGCGCAAACTTTCCGGCTTCCACGGCCTTGACGAATTCAGAGGCGCCTGCAGGGAGGACAACGTTCTCCGTGACCTCAACAAGGCGCTGAGCCACAAACATCGTAGCTAGCGGCTTGAGACAGTATTCACGCCAACTGCGCTCACCGATAAACGCAAGTGCTTCTCCGATTGTGCTGAAATCTTCGGAGTCCGGGGAGATAAAGTTCGCCCCGTTGTCGTTCTCCACCTCTCTGTCAAAGTACAATCTGTAGTGCATGCTTCCTCCAGTGAACGTATCGATTCGCAGGTTGGCGGCGCGAAGCTCAGCCCGCAGCTTCTCGATTCTGTCTTCCAGCACGAGCCGAACTCGTTTGTAGTACTGTAGCGGTGTTTCGTTCGGCTCGTTTACTGACAAGTCTGTATTCATGCTTCCTCCAGTGAACCCAGGGGCCCTACCACGAGCCCCTGCTTTCGTGTTACTTCGTGAGGTTGACAGCCAACCGCAGGGCGGCATCCTTGACAACAGCGCCGGTGCCGATCCAGATGCTGCGAAGCTTGGCCCCGGTCTTGGCCGTCTTCCTGTGGTCGATGTACTCGGTGACCGCGTTGTAGGCGCCCCAGGCCGTGCCTGCCGAGCCCACCAGTGTGTTGCTCGCCGAGTCGACAAGCTCAACCACAGACTGCCGGACGTTCTTCATGTGCGTGCTGACCTGGTCTTCCTTGACGGCCGGGAAGCACAGCTTGACGTACTCTTCGATCCAGGGCGTGTCGACCTTGACGCTGGCAAGATGCTTGTACATTTCGCCAAGCTCGTCGTACTTCCGCGTGGCAATGCCCAGGATGTCCTGCGCCGCGCTGATCTTCTCTGCGATGCCGGCGTAATGCTTCAGGGCCAGACCTTCTCCGGCTTTCCGCTGGCTCAGGCTGGCGCTCAACGTGTTCTGACACACCACGCGGATCGGCGTGAAGAACATCTTCAGGGTCGACATGCCGTCGTGGGAATTCACGAGCAGGAGGTTCTTCTCGACGATGTCGTCCTTGGCGATGCGCAGCTCGCCGGGAAGCTTCGCAAGGATCCAGACCTGCTCGCCGCGACCCAAACTACCGGCGACTTCGTAGATGGCCTTGCCTTCGCCGACCACACCGTCGAAGAAGCTGAAGGCATCGGCGTTCTGAACGGGCGTGTAGGATTTGCCGACAACACCCAAGACCTCGTGGCGGTCGTCCCTGACCGTAGCGAAGCGATTCGGCACCTTGAGCTGCATTTCGCCGTGCTGGGCGAACAAGGGCTCGAGCCTCACGCCCCAGCCCAGCTTGGCGGCGTCGATAGCCTCTTTGGAGGTGGCTAGGCTTTCGAGTCGCGTACCTAGTCCATGCCACGGCGCATTTCCTACATAAAACATGCTATCAATATTCGCACTCATGTCTTCCTTTCATGTTTGTTTTTCTACTGTCAATGATACTTACAGGCGAGAGAAACGAATCACTACTACAAAGAAAGCCCTTTCAACCAGGACTCCGGCACGCTACGTGGCCCTGAGTGATTCCTGAACTTCACGAGGTATTGTGGTTCGGTATCAGGCTTCGCTTCGAAGATGCCGCCAGGCGGGCTTGATATCTGAAGAATGCTTAGACAGCTGCTGCTTGGTGGCGGCTTCACTGGCAGGCTTTCCGTCAACTGCGTAGCTGTACTTCCAGGCTTCTTGGTTTGTGTGTTTCATCGGCTTTCCTTTCGTATTTGCTTCCATGTGGCCGATTATAGGAAAGTGCAGGGCGTCTGGCGGGGAGAGATTCAACAATGACTTAACTTTTTTATTGAGGTATTCGCATGCTTGTGATGCGAATCGCCCCGAGGCTACCGAGCTCGTGTTCGGCGACCCAATCGCTCCGCCCGAAGAAGTAAGTCAGGCTCCCGCTGTCAACATGAGGATCAAACGCCCATCGATTCTGCTGGGTCTCGACTCCGCATGTCGAGCAGCGAAACAGCACATCACGATGAATACACAGCGGGCGCCGGTACCAGTTGCTGTAGATCATCTTCCAGGAGTGGCCGCGCAGCTTGCATCGCAATGTGTTGAGAAGCTTCATCCAATCCTCATCGCGATCGGCAGCAGCACTCCGCGATTCTTCGCAGTCCAGGCAGATGAATCCGTGCTGCTTGTCATCGGCAAGCAGGGGCCGACCTGCTTCGTCAAGCTGATCAGGTATCCACTCACCGCAGCGCTGGCACCGGAGCTCAAAGCAGTACCAGAGCCAGTCACGTAGGCCTGCTCTAATCAGCTTATCTGCGATACGCCACGAGTTGAAGCCGCGGTGCGGGTCATAGACCCTGTACATCCAGCAGCGCGCTACACCGTCACTGCCCCTTGACCTGCGGAACTGAAGTCTCGCTATTCTCATGTATCCACTCCTTCTTGTAGTGCTCAAACATCTCGACCCGGGTCTTCTTGTTGCGAATCGTATCTGTCGCAGGCATCGCCAGCTTGTCTGTCATGCGGGTAGCGAAGCCCCACATCGCGTAGCCCTCATTGGTGACCACAATAACATTGACGGACATGCCCAGGCACAGGCAGAACGAGTCAAACGTCTCTGGGGTTTCTTCGTTACCGCCGGATCCGCCTTTCCAGTAGTCTCCGCCTTCGATCAGATGGAACGTGCTGCACAAGTAATCCCAGTCGCATTTCCTAACAACGATGTCGAGATCGCTTTCCTCGGTATGCACGTTCCAGCGCCTCGAGCCTGTCACCATGCCCATGTCCATGAGCGAGACGAGCAAGGTTACCCTATCGGCCGGCATCATTCCGCTGAGCAAATATGGGCCGGGCTGCGTATTTGCTTTCGATTCACAGAGATCTGTGTATTCGTTGTTCATCTTGGCCCTTCGGGTTCGCTTTGTGAGCGATGCGTCTCACTGCCCATGACTTGTACACCTGGGTCCTCGGTGAGCTGCAGCATCACTGGATAGTCGACTTCGGCGAAGCGCTCGCCTGGCTTCGGCAGGAAAGGCGCGATCTTGTCAGGGCTCAGCACTTGCATATTCGGATTCAGGTATGCCCCTGTGCGGAACGTCGTCGCGCCTTTCCAGCTACACAGCGCACCGATCGCTGTGACGTCGAGCTGATCGGTCGAAGGCACGGGTCTAGGCAGCTGACAAATCCGGAGCCTCGTAATCCCTGTGGCGTTCTCATGGAAATAGATCACGCCGCGTTCATGATCAATCTCGAGCTGTCCTTCAATCTTTGTTGTCATCGTCGCTCCTGCACAGTGTGGACTACGACTTCGATGTTCTTGGCTGCTTTGAGCAGCGCGATGTTGGTGTCGAGCTGCTTGGGCATACCGTCAACGTCTGCGAAACTCGTAGGCACGCCTAGGCCCCTGAGGTGCGCAACGATCAGCGCGCCTACCGTTGTTTTTCCAGACTTCGCAGGCCCGCTCACTGTGATTGTTAGGTTGTGTTTCATGTGCTCCTTTTGTACTTTAACAGCAGAATGAACCAAGTGGTGTTGGCTGTGACTACCATAAGCCCGCCTAAGAAGCTAAAGCTCTGCGCGAGACTCGGATAGTACCAGAGATTCCAGTAACCCCACGCCACGAAGAAGCCTGTCGACCACAGATTGACGCCGTGGACAGCTTTGTCCTTGATAACCGCAGCCACGTTGAGCCACATGAGAAGGCCTGCGATCGCTTCAAAGCCACCATTGATCGCGTCATTCATACAAGTCTATGTTGTTGCGTACAAAGGGAATCTGCGTATTGCCCATGTACAGACAGTCGCCGAAGACTGCCATCAGCGTCCAGAGCTCCGTAGTGAGTTCGCTGCGCGTGGCGTTCCAGCAAGGCAGTGTCAGCATGTAGCCGCGTCTCGCCTTGAGTATCTTGACACCGTAAGCCGTGAGCTTTACGCGACACATATCATTGACTGTGATCTTCACAGACATGACTCGACATGCTTGATGTAGTTCTTCAGGGCGCGATCTACACGACGCCTGTACCGAATGGCTTCGCGGACACTGCATGACCCGTGCGTAACGCGTTGATGATCATTCGAAATACTCGACCCACGAATGAACACGCTGAAGTCACCCAATGCTGGGTAGTGCTCGGACTTCACGCGCATGCCGCGACGCGGCAACCACTGAAACCTGTGCCGGAATCTCTGCTCGTAGATCCGTAAGCTTACCTCAGTACCGCAACGGCTCAACTTGTACTTCAATGTTGCTTCCATACGCCCTCCTTCAATAATTACAACGGCTGTCCGAGAAGCTTAGGCACGCGCATCGTGATGTTTGCTGTGACGTGCTCATACACTACCAGCTTGGGCAGCTTGACGTGCCTGTAGGTCTGTGTGGCAGCGTCGAGCAGCTTAGCGTTGACTTGATGGAACCACCAGACATCATCAGGGTTCTGGTTTGCGCCGCGCGTATACTTCTGTAGACGCTGGGTTCGCGCCACGCAAGCCATCTCGGAGAGCGGCATGAACCAGCCTTGAATATCTGATCTTGCCATAGCGTTGCGAAGCGCACTCCGTGTTTTGTAGTCGCCTACTCGGTGCGAGTCTTGGCCCGACATCCGGTATTGCCAGAACAAGTAGAAGACCGATACGCCTTCTGCCTCTGTCATGCCTTCGTAGTTTTCCAGCTGGTGATCCCAGACCATGAACCTTCCAGTGGACACTGCGTTGCAGGCCTTTGACTCCACCACCAGCTTGTCGTCTCTGAGGTCTGGGCAAATCGTGTCTTGGCCGTTGGTCGCGAGTCTTGGCAGGTGCATGGCGTTGGCGCTGAGTTCTTCAAAGAAATCGCCAACTATCACAATGCCGTCGTGATAGTTCAGGATGCTGATGTCATCCCAAGACGGATCGAGCAGGAGCTGTGCTGACCGTCTTTTGAGCGTTGTCATGCTATGCCATTGCTCTTTTCTCGGCGAGCTGTTGATCTTATTGCATCAGGTAGACTACGATACGAACATACAACGCGTCGCTGGTAAGGGTCTTTCGGTACCGCAACTTTAGGCTTCTTGACAGGCAGCCCTTGCCATTTCGAGTTGTTCTTGGCGAGCTTCATAGCAGGACAAGCACGAGCAGACCCAAGAGCCCTGCAGCCAAACACCACAAGGAGTCGCGCCACCGTTCGGCTATCCAGGATCTGTGATGCAATTGCTTGCTGCCGAACCTGAGACGCTGGTTGTGTATGCTGATTAGAAGCGCTGCGTTAATGCTCCACAAGCCTAGGCCTGCCACGCACGCCACAGTTGAAAGCACTATGAGGAGGATTCGCATGTCACCGCTCAGACTTGTTCTTGGCGCACCTATCACACTTCAGCTTTTGTCCTATTGCACCAACTACGCGCCCGTCTCTTCCGTGATGATGCCGTCAACAGGATAGGGTTTCGAATAATCTACACGACCCTTGTCCCTCCAAACACCGAGTCTATGTGAAGCCACGCCGCACGCGATATGCGGTCCGCTGTGCCCCGCTATTCGCGTGCACTCTAAAAAACCGTCAGTACTTGTTGCTTTGCATTGCAAAAGCATCTTTTTAAGACGTACCCTGCATTCACACGTTTTCATGAACATCTCCTGTGTTTGCAATCCCTGCACTCTGTTCGCGCCTCTGCGTTGTAGCGCCCGCAGTGGCAACACCGCCATCCTACAACGTCTTCAAATAGTGTAACAGCTTGACAGCCTGACCCGCGGCTCGCTGGCCCCGCGAAAGGCGTAGGCTTTACGTAGCATCTCGACGTGCCTGCGTTGCCGAAGTCGATGCCTTTGCCTCGTTTGGTCTTCTTCATGCTTCCAGTGCGGTTACGCGACGCTCGAGCTCGACAAGCTTGGCGCACAGTTCTTGCATGCTTCCGTTGATCCGAAACGGCGGGGCATTCTCAGGCTTCTTGTTGCCATGAGCATCATGGGTTGATGCGTAAGCCTTAGCCGCTGCAAGCGCAGGCTCCTCAATGCAAACCCAGCCAGGTACAGGCAGGTCATTCCACACGTAATGAAAGCCTGTCGGCGGCTTCGGCTGGTGGGGTCGTTGGATGTGCTCGCGCTGCATGTAGCCGCACCGCATATTAGAACAAACCAGAGAGCCTGTATCGCAAAGATCCACTAGGGCTGCATCGCACCTAGGGCATGTAAAACCCGTCTTCTTGACAAGCATTCGACAACGCGTTTCGCCAGAAACATGACCGGGGCATTTGGGCGGTAACGAGTGTTGTGAAGCGCACTCCTCGTGGGTTCGATTAACTTCCACCGGCTCAGGCTTCGAGGCGTTAGGTACGGCGATCCAACACGGTTCATTCGATTTGTCACCCAACGAATTATCGTACCATAATGGAACACGCCATTCGTAATGATATCCTGCTTTCGGCTCCGGCATCTTTGGCCGAGGGGCAGGGTCGGGTTGCGTCCATCCACAATCGCAACGATGCGCTCCGGTGATGGGGTTTATGCAACGCAACGCCAGCCCGCATACAGGGCAGCGCGGATACGAGGCAAGGGGCTTGGTGAATTCTGGGCAACGCGTGGGCCCTTCTGGGTGTCCGTAACATGCCCGGGGTTCGACTTGGCGCAGCTGGCAACCGTAGCACTCTTCATGGCTTCTTGAACCAAAGCGCACTCTGTAGATACGCGTAGGCTCCAGGTGATTCGTAGGGGTACCGTTCCATTCGGCAGCACCATTGTTAAAGCCAGCGAGCACCTCAACGACAGCGTGTGTTCTGTGCGCGCTGTCAAAAGCCTCACGCTCGCTGGCTGTTAGCATTCCGTAGGCGCGACCTAGCCGATTCTCAAGCAGGCATATCTTCTCAAGCTGGTTCATCGTTGCTTTCTCCTGGCGACACGTTGTGCTTTGCGACGTGACTTAATACTGCGCCTTGAGGGGTAGCGGTGATTGCCTCGAGGATTCCTCACAGGACTGCCATACTCATCTATCGAGGCGGGCCAATCACCGTCGTCCTGCTTTCGAATCGTGTAGACGGTATCATCCAATTGCCACGCTCACTTTCTCGAATTCGTTGTCACGCAACAGCAGCTTCCAACCGTTGTCAAGATCAACACGCCAGAAGCCGTCGCCGGCCCCAGAAACAGCAGTGCCTAGCTGTCCGCGGTGATCAACATGTATCCAGCGCATCGCGCTGACTTTGACACGATCACCGGCTTGTACCTGCTCAGGCATTTTCAAGGCCTTTCATAACGACATAGGCTAAGGCGCGACGCTCAGCGCTCGCTGAGCACATCAATCGAGCGCGGTCTGTGTCGCTCGTGCCTTCGAGGTCGGCGAGATCACACAGTGCTTTCCCGTAGCGCTCATACTGGGCGTCATCGAGGGCAAGCTCGAGCTCGCGCATCGCTTCAAGATCGCCGATGTAGTCGCGACCCGGACACGGGCCCCTGGGCGTTTCATTCTTCGCGCGAATCCGCCAACTGTAATGTATCTTGCAGCGCGCACACTCATAGTAGCGACCGTCATCCTGTCCTTCCATGAGATGCTCACTGTGGATTTCAGCGCCGCAAGCCTTAGCGACTTCGAGGTCGCGCTGCGTCTCCGATAACGCGTTCCAGGTTTCCAGGTTCATGGTAGTACTTACAGCGCTCAGCAACAACCCCTGGCGTTGAGGAATGCTATGACCGCTTCGACGGTCGTGAGCTTGTCAGCGTCGGCGCCATCGATCGCAATACCGAACTCCTCTTCGTACGTCATGACGAGTTCGATCAGGTCGAAGGTGTCAGCGCCCAAGTCCTCGACAATCCTGGAGTCTGGCGGGATGTTGGTGTCCGCCAAGCCGAGATGCAATCCCACAATCTCTTTCACGCGATCTTCGAGTGTCATAGCTTCCTCCATTTCAAGTGGTGGACCCGTCGAAACCAATCGAGCCCTTAGTTTACAGAACGTTGACGCCGAGCCGCCTCAAGGCGCCTTTGAGATGCGGGATGCGATGCATCCCTTCAATCTCCGCATCGCTCATTTCAACCAGAATGTTCCCTGCAGACGTCGATCCGATAATGTTCATGTTCTCCTTTGTGTTTTCATAACTGCGCCAGTGTCAACCGTATGATATCTTTCCAACAATGCAGGCGGTGCAGGTATCGCTACACGGTCCGTCAACCTAAAGCACGAAATGCCCAGAAACTCAACAGGGACAGCGCTGCCTCTGATTTTTCTGCCCAGGCTGTCACGCTTACAGATGTAGCGATGAACAAACTGAACAATGATCTTTTCCCCGCCATGGTTAAGTATCTGGGAAGGCGTCACTGATTGTGTCCTGTTTTCTTTTATGCTCTCACTGCGAGATATCACGTTGACAAGTCTCACACTTTCCGTCACAGCCATCTCCTACGCAGGAAGGCACATCCTCTGGACTGCCTTGTGCGGGGTTCTGTTGCTTCATCTGTACGCCTTCTTGCTGCTCGTAGTCGCAATGGCCAGGGCCTACAGTGAAGCTCGACGAGCAGTACCAGGGGTATTCGCGAGAAGCACCATGATAGAGTATTCTACCGCAGAGCGGGCAGTACAGGGGCGCGGGGCTGCGACGTTTGAGCTCACCGAGTTCCTGCTCAACCTTGTTGTAAAGCCTCAGAAGCTCGCAGAAGTCGAGTTCAAGCTGGCGGCAATCATCTCGCCGCACCACTACAACCGGAAACTCGGCAGGTTCTTTGCCGCGTGACACTGCTATTGTGTAAGACGGCATCGCATCTGTTCGAGGATGTTCGCTCATGCTTTCTCCAATTGATGCAACGACCAGTCGATAACCTCGCTGTCAAGGTCCATCTTGACATAGGCGCCAAGTCCCCCGAAACTCTCAATAACGCCAGTCTCGCCGGCGTCGCAGATCACAGTGTCATTCTCGTAAAGCTCGTAGCCGTTCTTGTCGAGGTTCATGACTGCATCGTCTCCATCATGACATTGGCATAACGCCAGGCTGCGGTGGCGCACCATTTTGCGCGTTTCGCAGGAAGCCCGCTGGCGTGATCACTTGAGGAATACACACTGTCATCCTTCAACGCCATGCCTGCTAGGGCCTGACCCGCAAAGTAAGCCTTCAGGCGCATGCGTTCGCGAGGTGACACAACGTCCGCCTTGGACGGCTTACTCATGACTGCGCTGGCTCCGGCTTGCTGATGATTACGAAGATCGACTCTTTCCGCATCATCGTCAAGGTGTCGCGGAGCACACGGAACAACATGACACGAAACGTTTTGCGGGACATAGCCTCGGGCAGGCGCTGCGCTGCCGCTGTGACCATATCTGTGACGGCGAGCATCACATCGATGTCTTCGTCAGGCACCACGAACAGGTTGAAGCTCTGACCGGCCAATGCCAGCGTCACGCTGCGCGAGTCGTTGTAGCCTTCAGCGATGCCTGTCTCGATGCCCTGGGCCGTGGCTGCTGACACAATTGCGTTGAACGCGCTTTGCGTACAGAACCTGTCGTTGTCCTTGGGGTTGGGTAGACCATAGGCCACCGTGCCCGTCTGGTGGGTTGTGGTGTCGATCAATGCCAGCAGCTCAATCGTCGATTTGATGTTCATGTTTCCTTTCGTTACTTATGCTAACAGCCTCTTGGCACCACTCTCTGCAAGAATCTTGATGCCTTCTGGATTCAAGAAAGGTGTGATGCGTTCATTCACGTTGAACAGCCATTTGAACAGCCCCACGAAGAAATGTGCGGCTTCTTCTGTATAGGGCATCTCCTGCAGTGTGAGATGATTCGCGTTGTAACCGTTATGCGCGCTAAGGCCTGTGAGCCTGCACAGCCACTCGGCGGGGTCGTTTTCATCATCGCAGCGCTCGATCTCCTGATAGGCGATGCGTGTGGCGCCGGTGCTCGTGTATCGGTACCTGAGCTTGTCGAGCACACAGACATAAATCTGCAGGCCGTAAGGCCCGCGAGCTGTTGCGTTACGAGCAGAGATACCGTTACACCAATCACGACCCGGTCCCTGCGCATTTGCATGGATAACGCCATCATTGTCCTTGGCATACGCGCAAGCCGTCTCGATGGCAAAGCGGATGATGCGTTCTGTGCTGACCAAGTTCTCACTGCACAACGCTGCGAGCTTGCCGCCAATCTGCGTCTTGAGACCTTCCAGGGTGTCGTCACTGAAGTAGCCTGGCGCGCTGTCTCGTCTGTAGTGAGCGAGCTCGATCTTGCCTTCGAACAGTCTGCTGACCTCATGTGGCAAAGTCGCTGTAAAGATGCCCTGCGTGGTCACGTTGACCTGTATAGTGAAGTCCTGGCTGTAGGGCTCAGGGATGTGGAATCGGAGTTGCATTGATCATCTCCTCGGGGTACTGAACATAGGCTTCGGCGCTTTCCTGGTACAGCGCGTTGAGTTCGCAGCGCGCCTCAACATAGTGGAAATGCTCCCAGGTACGGCCCAGCGCCCGCACATCAACTACAAATCGCGCGTGCAGCGCAATCCAACAATCATCGTGTTTCAATACGACCTCCTGGCGCGTCTATTGTATACTGATCCGCAATCCAAGCAAACCACACGCACAACTTCGCGCTCCACAACCTCAACATACAGCGTGCTGCGAGGCACTCCCCCGCACACCGGGCACACTGGGTGTACTACCGGAGGCAGCTGCGGTTGTTTGTTACGACGCCTCCTCAGTCTGTTGTGCCAGCTGCTCATACCGCCTCCTTTGCGCCCTTGAGCAACGCAATCGCATTCCGGTAATTCGACAGATGTTTCGGGTTGTCCTTGTGGGTTTTCTCAACCTGCGCCTCAAACTCAGCAAGCGTGCCGGTGAAACACCCGCACCACACACGATCCTGCTGGATGTGATAGGTGGTCATGCGTCTCGCTGACCCGATACCAGACACGCTGATTATGTCAGTTCCACCGCTCAGGTTGGCCCCGCTCAGGTCGGCCCAGCGCAGGTTGGCCTCGCTCAGGTTGGCCCAGCGCAGGTTGGCCCCGCTCAGGTCGGCCCAGCGCAGGTTGGCCCCGCTCAGGTTGGCCCCGCTCAGGTTGGCCCCGCTCAGGTTGGCCCAGCGCAGGTTGGCCCCGCTCAGGTTGGCCCCGCTCAGGTTGGCCCCGCTCAGGTTGGCCCAGCGCAGGTCGGCCCAGCGCAGGTTGGCCCCGCTCAGGTCGGCCCTGATGCCGCCCGATTCACCAATAATGTATTTCAGGTGTAGTCTCAGTATTTCTTTCAGTTCATCTTTTGTGATAGTTCTCATGCCGCCTCCTGTATGCTTCGTGAATTCGAAAGCAGCAAGATCGTTGCCAGAAAGACAATCCACAGCGCGCAGAATACGAATATGCATAAGTATACACTGTCGTCCTGCCAGCCGCGCAGCACCGCGAGCAGTGCTGTCAGATACCCGTGGCGGCATGCCACCCGGATCAAACTAAGCATGTCAACACTCATCCTGCCTCCGCTACCCATAGCGTTGTTTTCGAACGAGCTGCAAAGAACTGATCGCTGTGCAGCATAGGCTTTGACCGCCGGAGACTCATACATGTTCCGGTAGGTGTCACGCCGCTTGACGGCGTCTCGTTGAAGTTGCAGTCTGAACTTGCTCATCCTTGACCCTTTCGTATTTGCTTCCATGTGGCTCATTATAGGAAAACATACATGGGCTGTCAAGATGTTCTGGCACAATGACTTAACTTTTTTATTGAAGCATGCTGTGAGTGTTCATGACGCGCCTGCTGCCTGAAAGGCGATGCTTCTGGTAAGCGCGGCAATCTCAGCCTTCTGCTGATTGAATGCCGCACACAATTTGACGAACTGGAGACTGGCATCGCGGCCCAGCAGTCCGATCTCCGCTTCGTCTTCGGGATCAAGCATTTCACCGATCGTGGTGTCATGGTTGAATTCCTGTGCCAGGATGATGGCGACAAGCTGGTCGTGCGTGTGATTCCTGTACTTGAGGGCCTCCGTCATGACGACACTCCTAGCGCCCTGGCCAGCACCCGCAGCCTGTCAATCTCCGCTGTCAGAATACGAAGCACACGCTGCGACGCCGTCTTCAGCGGCTCACGCTCTTTTTCCACTGCCAAGTCGTTGGCGTCAGCGAGAAGCTGCTTCCCGATATCAGTGGCCTGTTCATCTTCTATTGTTCTCATGTGCTCCTTTCGGTTCTCGTGTAAAGGTCAAACAATCTGAGCCTTTGCCCTTCCAGCCACAGCGGCACTCCGCGGGCCGCGTTCTCAAGAAGCTGGCGTGTTCGTCTCCGCGGAACGCATACTCCAGCTCCATCTCGCTGAGCTCGAGATGATCTGCTCCGGCCTTACACTTAGGGCAGCACGCTTCCGCCAACCGCAAAGGCCTGGGCCCTAGTGCGGCAAGCATCGCAGCGACCCCGACGTCAGGCCGTGTGAATTCCAGGTGATCACGCAGCCTAGCCCTCACATCCTCGCCAAGCCCTGCCAGGTCTACTTCCAATTGCTTGTCCATATACGCATTCCTCTATTTCGTGTATACTGTGTACAACAAGTTGAACATCGGGAATATTCCCGATGTTTATATGCCGCTACGGCGATTGGCGTAGCGCATTTGCCCTGGATCGACTTTTCACGACCATCGCACAGCGCTCACACAAATGGTAATGCACGCCGTCTATGTAATGCGCGGACGCTGCCTCATGCGGACCCACACAACTGTACCGCCAACACACTGCGGGTTTCGTTCGTGCACCCGTGATGATCTGCGGATCACGAATCATTCGTACGGGTTTCATGCTACGCGAAGCGCGTGTGCGCAGTGTTTTTCCGCCACTCAAACCACCCAAACACCTCGAATTCTCCGGTATTTTCACTGATGTTTCCTCCATCTAGCGCTGCGAGTGCTTGCACTCGCGTTTTGTGCTACTCGTTACACCACGAAACTCAGACATTCGTAATTGCAATGCACGTCATGACAGAAGCTGCAAGCAGCAGCATGATCACGCAGACCAGGCATAACCAGTCTACACGTGTCATGAACGCAGTCTCCAATGAGGCTCATGGTGGCCTGGGCGGTAAGCTTCGCCAATCGAATTCTCGAGTGCGGCAAGCTGACTGCGCCAATAAGCGTCGTCGCTGTGTATGTTGGAGCCAACATACCAGAACATGTCGTGTTCACGAATCACTTCGCCCTTACGTAATCTTCGATAGGCTCGCCGCATGGCCTTACTGATGGCTGGCTTTTGCATGTTTCCTTTCTCTCATCAATTTCGTTTTGAGTGTCCAGATGCGCATTGCTGCAAGCCTGCCAAGATTCCTGAGTTCCTTATCGTTCAGCCTGCGTGCTTTGGGATTGTTACGGGCACTGCGGATCACTTTGACATGCAGCCTTACATCGCGTTCGTACTTGTACACACTGAGTATGCCGGCGTGCTTGGGTATGTCTGGATGATTTTCGAGACGTTCAGGAACCGCGAACCACAAGGCTTTCAACAGCTGGTCAGCGACTCGGCCAGCATGATGATGGCGCTTGAGTGCGTCAGCTTTGATGTCACTCGGGTCGACTTTGATCTCTACTTCGATGGCGTAGCCTGTGGGTCTTACCACAAGTAGGTCGAGTTCATGCTGGAAGTGCATGCCGTAGCTGACATTCGGAACTATGATGTTCTCAAGATATCCGAAGTGCAGGGCGACTGCGATTTCGATTTCGGTGGCTGTCATCTCGGCACAATCTTTCCGTTCCACAGAATCCAGCTAAGCCACAACGTGCCGCTCTTGTCATACCACAGGAAAGCGAACGGGCCGCGGTAGTCACGGGTTTCAGGATCATCGCAGAAACACTTGTCATAGCATGAGAAGTCAAAGTCATCGCGAGCCACAAGATTACGAACGGTCTCAAACTGAGCCGCGCTCCTCGCGTCATGCGTAGTTTTGACTTGAATGTGGGTGTTGAAGCATGGCATTATGAAGGGCTCAGACCGTACGCCTGGCAAGCTTGTTTCGTTCACATCTCAGCTCCTTGTGTTGGTGGCAATGTTCGGCACAGCAGTAGTCTCGGGCTGTCATGATGTCACATCCCGGAAGGTCGCACTTGTGTAGTGGCTTCGGTTGGCGCCTTTTCAGTGCTGGCATGTCCCAGCCCAGGGCCGCTGCAGCTGCAAGTGCGCCGTGTACTTGCTGTCTGGGGCTGAAGGCGCCCATGAAATCGTTGAACGTCTCTTCATCGCGCACTGCTTGTGGTATGATAAGCGGTTCATGCTTTGGTAGACTACGAAGCGCTTCAAGTGCGGCAGCGCTGTGCATGAGCGGTGCCGCAATGAGTACGGGCTCATTATACAGAGGCACGGCAGTTTCCTTTGTAATTGTACACATCGAAAGCGAACTGACAGCCTGCACGATGCGGACACTTCGTGCAGGTGCAGCCTTCAAGCGGCTTGAGCTCGAAGTCCTCATTGGCTCTGCGCCTTAAGATCATGCTGAGGAGCAGCAGGAGTGTCAACACGTAGACCAAGCCTCCGAGTATCCAGTTCATGTCCAATCCTCCATGGCGATAATAACAGCGTCTCTCGGCGTATCTGCCCAATCAAAGGTGCGGGACGGCGTCGACGCTCTGTACTTGCCACCCATCCGCCCTATGACGATCTGACGCTCGAGCACAAAGTCGAGCATTCTGTTGCAGGCGTCCAGTGCGTGTTTCATTCCGATATCCTGCAGCTTGGCCTGCAGGTTCTGCCGGGCCAGCATTTCGATCTCTTCCTGAGGATCGTAAACTTCGTGAGGGATGTGTTCGCTCATTGTAGCACCATTTTCATTTCCGCAACAGTTTGTTTGAAGCGTTCGATATCTCGCGACCACTCGACAGGCACCCGTGTTGCATTGCTGACAACAACGTTGTTCCAGGTGAGAATCGACAAGGTCACAACCTTGTTATTGTGATGGATATCCATCGCCGGAACCTTCGAGCTGCCTGTGTAGCGACGCACCCTGTACCCTGGGCCAAGTGCGACTTGCAGCGCATCTATTGCTTCGTCGATGTTCATGTGCGCTCCCAAATCGTAACGTCCCAGGCGCCAACCCAAGGCTCATATTCATCGCCGTCGATGAAGCCACGAAAGCTCTCGAACTTGTCGTAGCCGCCTGCAATGTAGATCTTCGTGACGCCAGGGTACTTGGCTTCGACTTCGGCAATGAGGTCCTTGATCTCATGCATCGTGCCTTTCCATTCCGGACACTCGGCTTCGATGTTGGGCCTGCACTGGCCGTCCTTGTCGATGGTGCAGAGCCAAGTGCCGCGCGACCTGATGTAACCGTCACGTCCAACTCCGCGTAGCGCGAACCCACGAGCTTCTGAGATCTCTGCGAGAATGTCTGCCAACTTCTTCATCGTCTTTCCTTTCGTATTTGCTTCCATGTGGCTCATTATAGGAAAGTTCGGTGGATCTGTCAAGCGGTTTTGTTACAATGACTTAACTTTTTTATTGAAGCCGGAGCATCTCCTGCGAATACCGCATGTAGTGCTCAATTCTTGCGCGCTTCACAGTTTGTCGGACAGGGTCGCGTATCGACGGGTTTGTTGCAAAGACCTCTGCCTCGGTCAAGAGATCTATAACCGCGAGCACATCCTGGATTTCCTGATGGAGCTTTTCTCGGTTCGTCGGATTGTCTTTGTAGTTGTCGTCCATCCCGAAACGCAACGCCTTCGAAGCGGCCTGCTGTATCTCAGCGCACTCCTCCAGCAGCAACGTAAGCAGGTATTCGTCTCGGCTCACATCGCCTCCTGGAACTTCGCGACATGTTTGAGGATGCTCAGGTTGACTTCGGTCTTGCGTGCCGCCGCCAAGACTTTGCTGAGCCTGAGCATGTTCTTGATGCTACGGCCTGAGGTCTGCTTGAAGTATGCGACGGCAGCGGCGATCTCACTTTCGGAAAGCTCAACACCATACTGCGTGCTCAACACCTTCCACAGCTTCACAGACTCATCCTCGTCAGGCAGCTCATACTTGATGTGTGCGATCATTCTTGACATGATGGCATCATCGACAACGGTGGCGCGATTCGTCGTCATGAACAACACACCGCTGTAATGCTCGAGCACTCTGAGCAGCACACCCACGATGGCGTTCTGGTTGATGTCATCGCCTCTCGACCTGATGTAGACGTCGGCTTCATCGATCAGCAGCACGGCCTTCCATTGCATGGCTCGGTTCAGAACGATCTGCAGCTCCTCTTCGAGCTTGTTTGCGGTGATGCCGAGCTGACTGCACTGCACTGTGTAGAGCGGCCGCTTGACGAACTCTGAGTAGACTTCGGCGCTCAGCGTCTTGCCGACACCAGGAGGTCCGGACAGCAGCATGATCACTCCGCCTGACTTGCCTTTGACGATGTCTTCGCTGCGTTCCTGCGAAGCCCTGACCAGCATGTCGATGAGCTCTTTGCGATCATCGCTCAGCACCAGCTTGCCTTCAGCAGTCTTGTCGTAGCGATATGCGGTGATCTGTTTGACATGCACGCGGACGAACTCATGCAGAGTCAAGTCGAAGACGACCACGAAGGGGTGTAGCGGCAGCTTCACACTCTGTTCGACGTCGCTGGCGTCCTTGCTCCACAAAGAGCAAGTCACCGCGGTGTGCTTGCCTTCTTTGAAGGTGTCATTCATAACGACACGATTGCCACCCGAGCCGTCGAACTTGACGTTGTCTTCCCTGTTGTAGCGGCTGCGCCGTTCTTGCTGATCAAAGTCATCGCCGAAAGAGACGCCGCCACCTGTGGCCACAAACATGTGACCCAGCTTGTCGCGGACACTGTGGTACTTCTCGGCATCCTGCGTCCAGGAGTCGACGAGCTCAGGAGTTTCTCTGACAAAGCCTTCATTCTCAAGCAGTGCTTCGACGGTAAGACCCAACGGCCCGCCAAGCGCGCTACGCTGCCAGTGCCGTTGAATAGAAACAATTTCACCTCGGCAGTAGGCTTGCGCTTCAAACTCCACATAGGCAGGCGCTTCGCGACGATCGTCCCTGGGATGGTATCGTATGGTTGACACAAAATACGGCAGGATTACGTCGTTGTCATCGCAAGTGAACACCCAGTGATGCTCACACTGCTGGAAGTATTCGCGGAGCAGCTCTGCCATGATCTCGAGCTTAACGGTGGGCTTGCCGCGCTTGGTAGCGAGCGATTCGAGCATGCCAAGCTTCCTTGTCAAGGCCGCGGC